ATTTACTAGTGCAAAACTAGATACAGATGGAGGTAGAAAATACACTCATGTATCTGGTAAGAAACATTGGGATAGTGCTCGATCAGATATGTTGGAACTCAAACTAGATGATCATGCCAATACAAAGGAGAAATATGTTGAATCTTCTCCATGTGATGTTATTATCAAAGTTTGCAATAATGTACCATATAGTCCTCCTATGGCAGATTTGAATGAAAAAGGTAAAGTTTGGATTCAACCTGAATTAGTGTCTTTAACGACAAATGTTTTGGGATTGGATGCTCATGTTTATTCTAATAATCCTTATTCTATTCAAAGACGTATGCATTATATTGTAAATGTACGAGTTAAACCCGAATTCGTAGAGCAATCTGATTTTTGTAAATTAGGTATTGATACTAAGAAAGTTATTGAAGCTCATACTGTCGATGGTGTTTATGACCCACCGTTGTATCATGATGTATGGGAAGTAGACATTATGAGAGCTGTACCTAATAAAAGTGAGAAAATATCAGGATCTTACGAAATAGTAACACACAATGACAAATTGCTTCAAAATGTTGATATGCGCACAGCTTGCATGTTTTTATGTGAGAAATTTCATCAACATAGAGATCAGCAATTTAAACTTGAAAGTAGTCAACAAGCCAAGAAAGAATCCCTCAGATGTAATCATGAGGGGTGTGTGCAATTGTCGTGTTTTTGTACTGAACATCAACAAGCACAATTTGGCTTTGAAAGAATTATTAATTATGGTAACAGAATGATGAATAATGCTAACACTAAAGTTGACGAACTTTTCAACAGATCACGTTCATTTTATCAGAGATTTGATTGGTTACCATATGTGCCAGCATGTATTATCGATAGTAAATATGGTAAAATGGCTTGGTTATATATGAATAAATCAGAAATCATTGATGAATTTAAGATGTATAGTGTATACGTATGGGTAATTACATTTATGATGATCGTAGCTGGATATTTATTCATGACAAGTGGAATACGTATACTTATCAATAATATCATATGTTTGGTTATTGCATGTTTATTACAATATTCATTGATTAGTGTAGTACGTGAGCAATATTATATTAAACTTAGATATCGTAGGTCCTTGAATGATATCGAAGTTGATTACACGAAATATATGCTCAAAATAGCACTTGCATCATCTGTAGTATTGGCTGGATTATATAAATTAGCTCGTGCTATTAAGACATGGAAGACTATGCCAATTCAGGGCTCCTTAGAACCAAAGAGCGCTGAAGAAATTAATCAACGTGATAATGAGGCAAATGTGTGGACAAGCGTAGTTAAACGTGCATTACCTATAACTGACTATTCAAAAAGAATGTCAAATGATCATGTTGCAAATTGTGTCTCCAAGGCTTTGGTTTATGGATCTATACATTTGGATCATGAAACAGGGATGTTGAATGGTTTAATGTTGTCATCCAACGTTATGTTAGTTCCTGACCATTATTTTACGGAATTTGGAGACGATTTAGCGTGCACATTTAGGAA